CGGATACCTACTCCCTAAAGATAACATCTGCTTCTACTGCAACACATAACCTAATTTTATGTACACTTTAATAAAAATATTATGAACAAATTACCATCATAATATATTTATATTAAAATAAATTATGGATAAAAAACAAAAAGCTAAAGAATACTACATCAAAAATAGGGATAAATTAAAGACTCTCAGGGATATAAATAAAACCAAGAAGAAGGAATACGATATAATTTATCAACAAAATAATAAAATACATCGTCAAGAGTATATCGAAAATAATAAAGATGTAATTTCGTTTAAAAAGAAAGAGTATTATCAAAATAATAAAGAGTTCCTTTTACTTAAACAAAAAGAATGGCGTAATGCAAATAAAGAGAAATTAAGAACTTATTATAAAGAAAGATACCAAAACGATACTTTTACTAAACTTAAAACCAATATCAAAAATCTTATTGGTAACTCAATTAGAAAACATTCATTTAAAAAATTATCAAAAACAGAACAAATCCTTGGCTGCTCTTACCAAGAATTTAAGGTATACCTCGAAGCTAAATTTGAACCTTGGATGAATTGGGATAATCGTGGACTTTATAACGGTACGCCTGACTATGGGTGGGACATTGACCATATCATCCCTTTGGATACAGCTACTTGTGAAGCTGATGTAATTAGTCTTAATAATTATACCAACCTTCAGCCATTGTGTTCATATATTAATCGATACGTTAAAAAGCATAATGGATAAAAATTGTACACTTTTGTGTACATAAGATTCCTTTTTCGTACCCTCATGGGCACGTTTGCATTTTCTGGGGGTTTTTAAAGATTTTTGGGAGAAAGTGGTAAAAAGTGGGAAAATACCTCCGAAACATACCTGAAAAACAGGGAGAACCTATTTGACCCACCTGAGAATAGGGTTTTATGTGATAATCAGGGGTGGGGAGATATATAAAACCCCCTATAAAAAACGGCCCCTTGCTTAAATTTACTCTTATTTTTCGGCCCAGAATTTTTTTTTTTGGGTTGCTGGGTCAGGAGGGTTATGACTTAGGCATAGGTATAAATTAGTTGCCACTTTTGTGTACATCACGTTTAATATACCGATTGTTGTAACTACATAGTGGTTGCAGATTTGTATAATGATTAAGTCTAATTACATCATCAATTGTTTTGGCATTAGCTAACGGAATGATATGGTCAATATCCCATGTTTTATTTGGTTCATATATGTTATTACTTGGTTTACCGTAATTTCCCCAATTCATCCAAGGTTCAAAATTAGCCTCAAGGTGTTGTTTAAATTCTTCAAATGAACACCCTAAAATTTGAATGGTATTAGTGTCTTTTTTATACTCTTTTATTATAGAATTTTTAATAAGACATCTAATATTTCCTTTTAGTTTATATATTGTGTCAGTAGCTCGTTTTCTTTTATAATAGGCCTTTATTTTGTCTGAATTCTTTTCTCGCCATATTTTACCATAATTAATTAATTTCAATTTATTTGCTTCATAATATGCTTTTTTCTGTTTAGCTATCTTTTCCTTGTTTGCTTCCAAATATTTTTTTCTTGTTTCAATATTTCGTTTCATGATAATAAATATCATGAAGTACACAAAAAGAACTGTAATTGTACACATTTGTGTACATAGGGGTGCATAGCGAGATGCTGGTGCGTCTGGTGGGGTTATTTATATTGGTAACCTTGTTTGATGAGTTCTTTTTTCATTCTTTTCTCCATGGCTGAGAGTTCTCGGATGGAGAGTTTAATAAGTTCTTTCTGAGTAGGCGATAGATTTTTTTTATCTAATTTAAGGACATCTTTAAGTCCGAAGATATTCCCTTCGATTATCCAATGTTCTTTGGCTAGTTTACAAGGGAATGACACCTTACCTTTATGAAGGGTATAACGATGTGGCATTATGTACTTGTTTTTTTAGTGTTATGAGAATTTTTGAAGGAGGGCTGTAAGTTTTCTTTTTTGTTTTTTTAATTTAAGAAGTTGGAAGTGAGCTTCTAACCTTTTAATAAATGAATAGTTTAGATATTTCATACAATTATTAATAACCGTAGTTTTATCTATTGTATCCTGAAGGATACCAATAACTTTTTTGAGATTGTCTTTAATCAAAATGTTTTCCATATAATTCATTTTGGTTATGATTAAAGGATAAAGGTAAGCATGTTATATATAGGTCCCAAAAATATTTTAAAAATAGTTGGTCAAAAATTTGGAAATACTAAAAATAGTCTTATCTTTGCTTCAGTTCTTCAGTTAAGGATATCACAATCAACCAATTATTCAGATATGTGCTAAGGGAAAAATAAAATAAATTTGGTTGGTATTAAAAATAAACCTATATTTGCATTCTCTAAATCAATTAAACGTTATGACATTCAGAACCACAAAGTTATTAAGCAAAAATAACCACAAAACAGTAAAGGGTGAAAAGTTAGGGTATATTACCTATATCATGTATTTGTCACCGTATACTGATAATAGCAAAGGAATTAATTTGTGTCCTTTTGCGAGTAAGGGGTGTTCCGGTGCTTGTTTATTCAAGTCAGGTTTTGGGGGTGTATATAAGAGGGTACAAGAGGGTCGCCGGAATAAAACTGAGTGGTATTTGGCTGACCGTAAGGGTTTTATGGCACAATTGGATAGTGAGATTGGAAAGCTGGTAAAGAAGTATGAAGGTACGGATAAGGTTGTTACGTTCCGTTTGAATGGTACAAGTGATATTACTTGGGAGAAAATCAAGGTAAGGGATGGTAAGAGCATATTTGATTTATATCCGGGTGTGCAATTTTATGATTATACAAAGATACCCAACCGTTTTGATAAGCCGTTGCCTAAGAATTATCATTTGACTTTTAGCAGGTCAGAAGTTAATCATGATGTGGCTATGAGTTTATTAGCGAAGGGGGTGAATGTGGCTATGGTATTTGATGAAGTTCCTGCTGAGTATGAAGGTTATCCGGTGGTTGTTGGTGATGAAACGGATTTACGGTTTTTGGATGGTAAGGGTGTTATTGTTGGTTTGAAGTATAAGAATCAGGCGGGAAGTGGGGCTGACAATAAGATTGCATTTACCACTGGTTTTGCTATATCCCTTAAAAAATAAATTTGGTGAATATTAGAAATAGTCTTATCTTTACATTCTAATACAAAAATATCATGGAAGCAAAGGAGCGCATCAAGTATTATGAGAAAGCTTTACGGTTACTTGAGGGTAAGAAGTTTAAAGGTTATACTCAAATTATGTGGATTACACCTAATTGGTTTACGAACGAATCAGGTGTATGTGAGTTGATTAGTCTTTTAGTTAATAACTTTAAAACTTTTGGCCGTTGTGATATTTCTCAATTTCCTGAGTTTGAAATTTTCAGGCCAACCGATGAAGAACGGGATGAAGAAGGAGAACTCGTATTTTGGTGGAAATGTGATAATCGGATGGCTCGTGTTATTGCGCTGACCATGTGTATTGAGATGGCCAAGGGAAATATTAATGTGGAATAAAATAAATTTAATCAGTATGATACGTTATAATATTTCAGAATGTGAGGAAGAAGAAGGTGTAACCTATGGGAGAACGCCAGATACCAATTTTACCATTAAAGAAGGTCTGTATGTTATTATGCTCATAGTAAGCATATTTGTTTTGATATTTCTGGCACATTATTTTATATAAATAAATTTGGTAGATATCAAAAATAGTCTTATATTTGCCTTGTCAAATTAACAATCACTTAAAACATTTATTATGAGTTACGACAAAAGAGTAAAAGAGATTCTGACCGCCCATGGTTTGGATTTTACCATTGAGAAATGGCCCTTGAACGGTAAGAATGACAAGGGGAATGAATTGATTACCCCGTATTACGGTTTGTTTAATTCCAAAACAGGGTCCTGTATCAATACCTGTAAAGAGGGTTACACAATTTCCCAGAATGCTGAAATCGTTGAAATGGTTCTCCGGGGAATGAAAAACTTTGGTGATAAACTGACTGTAAGCAAAGCCGGAAGCATTCATGAAGGCCGTAAGGTATACATGCAGCTGGCCATTGAAGGTGACAGTAAGCTGAAGGATGGGGACCTGATTAAACGGTATGTTACAATCATTGACAGCAACGACGGAAGTACATCCCTGTCAGTGGGTATTGGTGATGTAACGATGAGTTGCCAAAACCAGTTTTTCAAGTTTTACAAGGCCGGTGAAGCAAAGTTCCGCCATACCTCAACCATTGAGGAGAAAATCAAAAGTATCCCTTCCCTGATTGAAACGGCGTTGGGTGTATCCATCAAACAGGTGGAACTGTACCGCCATTTTCAAAGTACGGATGTAAGCAAGGCGCTGGCCCATGAATTGGTCAATGCTGTGCTGGGGCATGACAGGTTATCCCTGTTAAGGGAGCAAAAGGAGCTGCCTACACGGTCCCAGAATATCATGGAAGGTCTGTATACCTCTATTGAGAAAGAGGTGAAGGATAAGGGGCTGAATCTGTGGGGGCTTCATTCAGGTGTAACCCGTTGGACCACGCATGACAGGAAAGGCCCGAAGCGTCTGAATGGTCAGGAGGAAAGTCTGATTCTGGGTACTGGTTACAAAAAGAATCTGGCATCCCTGCGGTTTGTTTCCGGTATTGCAAAGGTAGAGCTGGAACCTGCGTTTGAATTGGCCTAAAGAGCATAAACACTGAGCATATAAGGTTCTAAGGGGAAACTCTTAGGACCTTTTTTTATTAAAATAAATTTGGTGGAATGGAATATTTGTTGTAGCTTTGTATTGAACTTTTCATTATTTCTCATTTAATCCCCAATGGTTTCGCCCATGGGGTTTTTTTTGTGGATATCCCTATCCAAAAAGTTCTGGGTAGGGTGGAGTATACCTCCCGCTTCGCAGCGTCCCGTCCTGTTTGACAAGTCAAAGATAGGGAGAAAAATTGGTTCTACCAAATTTATTTTTGGAAAGATTTATTTGGTTGGTATGTGAAATAGTCTTATATTTGTATCATGAAAAACAAAACAGAATTGGTATTTATCCAGATTGATGTGTGGTTTAAGACCCAGAATTTTGGAATGGGGAAGAAGGTCAACCCTCATGCCAACAGGTTTTATTCAATTGATGAAGCTATTAAGTTTTTTTAATAGTGAATCATCAGCGTATAAGATTGAAGCTGGTATTGTTATTCGTAATCCTTTGTATATATATGGCAATGGGCATATGGTAACAATATTTGAGAAGGGGATTAATGATGTGGGTAAGAAACTGGATTCAGATATGTTAAAAAAAGCACTTGGATAATGAAAGACTTTGTATGTAAATCTACGGTTAAAGGGAGGGTTAAGCATGTGATTTTCTCACATCCTTCAACCCAGTGTTTCCGGTTTGGGTTTGTCATTGGACGGCTTAAGACAGGTGGTTTAAGAATCAGGGCTCGGTTCCCCAATGGTTATCTTTCGCATACACCAATTCCCCCGTATTTGTATCGGGAACTGATTGAGGCCATGAAGGGGGAATGCAGAATTAAATTTGGTCAGGTGAATAAATAGTCTTATCTTTGAATCATAAAATAAACTAATCATGACATACGTATTCATTTCAAACAACACATCAGCTGTTATTTCAATATCCGCAGAGAATTCTGCTGACGCATGGAACGCATTAAATGACCTTGTTAAGCCTGAAGCAAATGATTTCAGTTTAGAAGATGATGAAGATGAGGATTTTGATTTGGATGATGAAAAATAATTTTGCTTGTAACAAAAATAGTCTTATCTTTACATTCTAAATAAATCAGTCATGCCAGTAAAACCTACAATTTATCGTACTGTATTTCAGTTTGAGGTTTTGAGTGATGAACCAATTACTGAAAGTATGTCTTTAACAGATATTGCAGATGAAACCACAAATGGGCATATGTCTGGACGGTTTTTGGATAACGCTGTAGACAATGAACCGTTACAAGGAAAAGCGGCTGTTAATGCTGTTAGAGCGCAAGGCAGTGACCCCAGTTTTTTTATGCTGGACGAGGACGGGTATGAATTAGAATACTAAACATATCAATAATAAATCATGGCAAAACAAACTTTCGTTAATAAAATCGTAGCTGTAGAAAAAAAGGCATTGGATTATATTCTGAGTGTCTTAAAGAAGCGGGGTACTAACTATGAAATCGTTGACCCAGCGAGTTACGAGGATGATATTGAAGATGAGGTTTATGAGTTACCCAGAGGCATTCATGTTACAAAGCATGGCTTCTATGAGGAATATCCGATTGTTGTTATTAATATTGATAACGAGGATAAGTTAACCTTTGTTGGGTTATCTTGTATTGGTGAGACGGATGATGACAGAACGTTTGAGGTTGACGATTTATCAGCTCCCTGTATCTGTGCGATTGCTGATATTGTTGCCGGATTAGAATCGTAATTCTAAGGGGTACTAACCACACCCCTTTTTTTAATAACCATAAAACAAAGCAAATGCACAATTTACACCTAGTGGTGGTCAAAGCTGACTGCCCGGAAGATGCCTGTAATCATGTGGAGAACGAACTCATGGATTGGGGAAACGAAAACAATTGGAGAACCATTTGTGGATGTGTCTCTGAACATGATGAAGTTTATGTAAATGATGATGGCCGTTGGTCTCCCGCCGACCAAGAGTACAACACAATCAAAAAACTCAATAAGCTGGTAAAGTCATGGATTAATGACAGCGGCATTTATTGTGAGTCAGCAATAGAGATGCTGAAGACAGAGCCGGATATTACCAAATGGCCTAAGCATGAGCTGTGGAGCTTACAGCAATATGCCAAATATCTGTATCAAGTTGCAGATATTGAAAGGGAAAACGTGGATATCTTCAAGACCACGTTATTTAACTACGATTTTGATGAAATGGGTGTCACCGATATGATGGAAGATGACGATGGAGAAACCAGATATGTGGTTTTCGTTGACATGCATTCATAACCTAAAAATACTCTTATATGGAATTAACATTAGAAAACGCCGTTAAGCTGTTACGGGATATGATTATCCAAGCTGATGAGGATACGCCGTCTGAATATCGCACCGACCATTTCCGAACAGCAATGGAAGACGGAATTGAATTTGTCTTGGAATACGACAAGCAAAAAAAAGTTAGCTAAAAATTTGGGGATATAGAAATATATCCCTATTTTTGTGTTCTCAAATTAAGAGTATGATACTTTGTACTGATAAGCCCAAATCGTTTAAGGAATTCAAGGAACTGGCAACCATGCATAAGTTTGGTACGGTTGGGTTTGTTTTCCTGTATGGATATCAAAAGTATGGCTGGAAGTATCGGATTCGCATTGCTGGGACACGCCGTGATTTAGCCTTCAAGGAAGCCTATCGTTTGCTGTTTACAGAGGTTGACGAATATGATGCTGATTTTGTTGAGGTGGCACAGAGTGATGAGCGGCTTTTAAAGATGCCAATATCTTGTAACTTTGCATTTGCAGTAAGAGTAAATTAATCAATATGTATAATTTTGTATTAACCGGAACCAAGGGGATGAACAATGCTGTTTGGCGGAAACTTGAGAAAGCTACAACTGGTGCATCTCAAAAGACTGTTGAGCGTGATATGGGTAATTGGGAGGTGTGTAGTATTATGTTAGATGAACCACCAATTAAGTCAGCAAAGGTGTTTCCACGTACCATTTTACTTGATATAATCGGTCCTCGTATTATCAAGAAATATTCAATTCAAATCAACTAAGCCATGGCAAAGAAAAAAGTCATAAGTGAAGATAAGCATAAGCTTACACCTAAAGAAGCTATTGAACTGTTATCTATACATTTAGAAGGGAGAAAGAAGCGGGTGCATAGCCTTGTTGATTGTTCAATAGCTTTAATAGGTGCTGATATGCACCTGAGTGATGTTAAAAAAGCTTTAAATGAAACAGAGGATATTCGTTTAGCTGGTTCTAATATGAAAGGAATGGGACACGGGTTGGCCTATTGGCATAATAGAATGGGATATATTTTTCTGGAAACGGATATGGCTAAAATTGATGCTATTCATTTGAAAAGAGGAATCTAAAACCATCTATATGAAACTAATTCTTCGTATTATATTGTCCCCGATTGTTTACCTTTGGGGTGTGATTATCGTACTAGCGGGATATATGCTTCCGTTAACACTCTTAACAATCTTTGCATTTGGATACTTTATTACAACTCCATTTATATTTTTGTTGAATTTATCTGGGTCAAAGCTTACGACTATAGAGGCTTTCCCGATTCTTGATAACAGGGGTGATTGTGTTAATCATCTGTTGATGTTAACAATAAGTATTTGGGGGCCGTTTTATGTGATGATTAACTATATAATAACTGGTGAAGTTTATTCTGAGGATATTTTGTAATATCAATAATTAGTCTTATCTTTACATCTCTAAAACATTAAATCATGGGTGGTTTTACAAAGTTTCAATTAAAGGATACAAGCGAGGAGAATATCGCTAAGCATAACGCCAAGTTACGTGAATTTGGCGTAGCTAAGAAATACAGGTTTTATTCATTGGAAGATGTACGGATTGAATACGAATACTTCAAGCTGGAGGATGGGAATTGGCCTGAAGAGTTTTTCCCCAAAGATAAAATCAAATCCTTCAAAGACTTTCAAAAATATTGGAATCCCAAGGCATTGGGTGAGGTCTTTGTAGCACCGATTGGAGCCCTTATATTCGATTGTTATTTTGGGCGTACCAGCAAGAACGCTATGCGTGGAATTGGTAAGTATCTTGCCGTAAATCACCGGGATATTGAATTGGCCACTGGGTCATATGATACGTTTTTTGAACGTGGTATGACAAGGCTTGAAAGACAAATCATGAAAGAGAGTAGCATAAAATTTAATTATTAATATGACATCAAAACAAATACAGGCCAAGTTGACAAAACTGGGTCTTATCAATGACGACGGCACACCTGTGCTCTATTCTAAGTTTAAAAACAGGGCGACTATTCATCGCTATGGTCAGACATCCAAGAAGGTTGTATACTTTGGTGTTCCAAAGGTTAGCCTGTTTGGTTTCTATCCTTTTGATGAGACCGCTCATGACTCTGTGGTCCTGAAGGATGCATATAAGAACTATGTGAAGCTGGCAAAGGGTAATACCGAACCTTATATGAAAGGGTCTGTTAAGTGGAGCAACGGAGAGATTCCCAGCCGTTATGGTACCATGGCAAAATAAATTTGGTGGATATCAAAAATAGTCTTATATTTGTATTCTAAAAACAAAGCAATGGAAAACATATTAGAAATTCCGGCGGGGTATGATACCAAGAAAGTAAATCAATGGGTTGGTATGACTCCGGGGACTGAGATTCTCGAACAAGAGGATAATGGCGGGAATTATATGGTCATGGTAAAGAACAGGGAACACCTGAGAGTATTGAGATTCTTTGTAATGAATGATGAAACTCATGTATCTGTTGACTATGATTCCAGTTGGACTGAGTCTAATGAGGCGTTGTTCCGGGTGTTTAAGATGGCTTTTGGTTGTAAATAAATTTGGGTGGTGGGCCGGATAATCGTGGTAATTGTTTCTTGTATAATGCTGACCATCCACCGTATGAGGAGGTTCTTGATTATGAATGTGAGAAATACCATAAGGTGTTAACAATAAACGACAATTAATATGGAACTGCAAGAATTTATTGATAAATGCCATGCGGTACAGCATGATGCTGGTAGCCGTGAAAATTTTGGTAAAAAGGTTGAGAAAGCCTTGGAGGTGTGTGGTGATGAGAATCTTGATGACCCTGTTGCTGCTTTTCTTGGGGCATTGGTCATCAATGGTAATGGAGATATTAATGAAGCGATTGATGGACTTGAATTTTGGATGTCAGAATTGACACGGGTGTATAATGTGTTGAAGAAAGGATAATTTTTGTTAAGTTATAGAATATTTATATCTTTAGGTTATGAGTAACCGAGACGGACAATATCGAAACATATTACCACTTTCTGTTTGTATAACAGGGGTAGGGTTGTTGATAATTGGATTGTTGATTTATAAATTTTTATGATGAAGCATTTAAATTGGACAGCAATTGTTACATGGTTTGTAATGGGTGTTGTATCACTTTCATTATTTGTATTTATTTGTACAAAGTTAATGAGTGTCTGACAAATAAGGATTGTTTAGTTGAAATAGAGAAATGGGGACAACCGTTTTGGAGTCCCTAAGAGAGGCTACCTGTGGGTGGCCTTTCTACATTTAAGGAAAAATAAATTTGGTAGATATCAAAAATAGTCTTATATTTGTATTCTAAAACAAAGCGATATGCAAGTTTACAAAGTAAAGCTCCTTAAGGGGCATTTAATCAAAAAAGAATATGTTGTTGATGGTTATATTGGTTCTGAGGTAGAGCCGGGGAAGATACAGTTATATACTCGTTCTGAAGCAATAAAAAAAGCCCGTATCTTTGGTGGAAAGATTGAAGCACATGGTAAGAACTATACCACTGTTTCTCTTAAAGTGTTACAGCTGGCTAAGTCTGAACTGAGTACTGAATTGATTAATGAGCTGGATGGCCGGGAAGTAGCCACCGATACAACTGAAGGCGGTGGTCAGCACTTTTATTACGGAAATGTGTTTGATACCATTCTGAATGAGAATTTGGAACACGCAACCGTTAATCGTATGTCATTCGATGTAGCTGAAGAGGTTACTGTATTGAATGTAATGTCTACAAATTATGAATATATCATGTTAGCCGAATAAAATAAATTTGGTAGGTACCAAAAATACTCTTATCTTTATATTCTAAAAACAAAGCGATATGTCATATTCAGTTGAAGTCCGTGAAGCTACCAGAGGTGGTGCCGACTACACAGAAAATCATTTTGAATTCAATACCTCAGATGAAGTAAAGTCATTTATTAAAAATGATATGCATGAGGATGAACATGTTCATAGTGTTCTATTATATGCCGAAGGTCAAACGTCTGACCCCAAAGATGTAACACATCAATTTACCACTCATAAACGTTCCAGTAAATTTTACAGATAAATTTGGTAGTAACCAAAAATACTCTTATCTTTACATTCTAATACAAAACATCATGGCAAGAATATTATTTGTAACCGGAAAACCCTCAGACCTTTGTGTAACTAAACTCGAAATTGATGGTAAGGTAGTAAAAGAAACCAATGGGTACGTACCTGATATCATGCCTGAGGACCATTGTGGAGATTACATTGAGCTGGAAATTGATATTGATACCGGAATGTTACTGAACTGGAAAAAACCAACCAAAAAAGAATTGGCTGAGTATATGAAAATAAGTGAATAGTTTTGGTTGGTATCAAAAATAGTCTTACCTTTACATTCTCAAAACAAAGCAATATGTCATTAAAAATCGCATCAACCGTTACCCCAGCAAATCGTCCATCATTGGAAGAGTGGTTTAAACAGTTGGGGGTCTCCACAAATGTACGGGTAAAAAATATCCCTCCTGACCGTCATGTATTTGATATCAAAAAGTTCAAGGCTGACCTTGATAAAAGGGATTTTACTTTATTCTATTTTCAATTACCTTCCTGATATATGGAAGCGTTATTAATCAAACAGGATTCAGCTGAATGGAATCGGATGTGGCAACAATTGGCTGAACATCCAATAAACAAGGACCAGCTTGACCCAATGATTGCCCTTAACCCTGAGAACGGGGAAACATGGCAATACATGGGAAGCTTCAGGGGTGATGATTCAATACATAAACCCAGAACAATACATCAATTCAGACACAGGTCATTCCCCACTACATTCGGTGAAGCTTTTTATTTATTTGACGCTTCACCGGAAATGACTGATGAAGACATTGATAAAATCATACCAATAAAATAATTGTATATGATATTCAAATTTGATAAGACCTTATTTAAATGGCAGCTGATTGTATTTTTCAGTAAATTACTCAGCGCACCTGAATATACCTATGCATGGTATGTGTCAGCCATAAAGGTACGGAAAGAAGATTTCTTCAAATAAATTTGGTGAATTGAAAAAATAGTCTTATCTTTGAATCCTAAATCAATCAGCCATGACAATTAAAGAATTAACAGAAAAGCCCTACAAGCAACTGGATAATGCATTTATGGATGCGCAAACAGTAGCCAATGAAACGGGTGAAACATTCCATATCATCGAAACACATGGTATCGGGTTTGAGGTTGTGAGGGATAGTTTCACATTGGACCGTTTGTATTACCATAATGGTGATGGGCGCAAGATGTTCTTCGACCTTAAAGAAACCATTACTCCCTTTATTGGTTAACCTAGGACCGAAAGGTCCCTCTAGATAAAGATGCTTTGTTTTATGGTGCTAGGCACCAAGGGTCCTGTGGTGGGACCCTTTCTTTTTACACCCTGTACACTTTTGTGTACATATACATAAATAAATTTGGTGAATTGAATAAATAGTCTTATCTTTGAGTCCTAATACAAATCAATTATGAAACATAATTACACAGTCGTTTTGGAGATAACAGAGATTGACAATAAAACTGTTAATGTTTGTGGCGTGTGGAACAATGAAGATGACTATGTAAATTCTAAGGATGCAAAACATTTCCTTGTTTACGTTTATAAAAATAATGAATTTGTTGGCAAATGTATCAATCAAAAGAAGCCGTTTTACACCATGCCAACCGTAAGCGATTGTGAGAAGCTTTTAAAAGAATATTACAAATAAATGTAATGAAACTCCCCAAGGAACATATTGAGAAGCTGAGCCGCAAGGTTAGCCGCCAGCTGGAATTGGAAGCCGGAAGGGTATCATATAATCGCATTCACAAAGATAAGACAAAATATGATAGAAACCAAAACAAAAAAATTCTTAAGAAAAGTTTGGTGGATTGAAAAATAGTCCTATCTTTGTGTCCTAAATCAAACAATTATGAATGAAGTTATCGGATATCAAATAGAAAGTATTGATGGATTACATAATATACCCGATGAATTTTATTCGTTTCAAGTTTTTTCAAAATCATTTGTTAATGAATGGCTTAAAAAAAATAATGGTGATGGAAATTGGAAATCGGTTCCTATATATGAGGGGAATATTGAAGACCCAATATTTGAAGAATAAATTTGGTGGGGAATAAAAATAGTCTTATCTTTGAGTTCTAAAACAATCAACTATGAATGATGCAATTTATAAAGCGGTAGAAGAACAATTTGAATCCCGCATAAAAGCGAATAATATCAAAAAGGGTTCAGCTAAATATAAACATATGCAAGCTGAGTTCTTTACCGGAGCAATGGCAGCATTTATCGCAATCATCTCGCAACCCACATTCATCAAAACAAGTGACGATATGGGACAGGCTATGCCCCCTAAATGGATTTTCCCGATAATGAGTGGTGACCCAATTGTAAAATAAATTTGGTGGATATCAAAAATAGTCTTATCTTTATATTCTAAAACAATCAGCTATGACAAAGGAAGCGAGAAAATCAGCTTATTTAGAAGCCAAAGACAATATCACTAACTATCTTGGTTACAATTTCCTTTGTGGCCAATTTTCAAACATACTTAACTGTGCTATGAAAGACACTACAAGTAGACTTCCAGAGTTTGGATTGTTTGAACCAACCAAAGAAGAACAAATTGAATATGTTGTCGGTGTTTGTTGGTTTGGATATAAAGATGAAGAAATGTATCTTGACGCAACAAGTGCTGAATGGTTACAAATGGAGCGATTAATTTGTCTTGACCTGTGCCTCCTTATGGTTGAGGATAATTATCTTGATGAATAAATTTGGTGGTTACAAAAAATACTCTTATCTTTGACCTATCAAATTAACAACTATGCAAGAATACAAACTCAAAAACGGCAAAACATTAAAAGTCTATAACGATGGTTCAGCTGAATCTCCCCGCTCATGGGATAACCTCGCAAAGATGGTTTTCTTCGGTGGTAAAGAAAGCTTAGGTGATAAACATAATATCGTACTGAATCGCAGCTATGCTAGCCGCTGGGAATTCGCTGAACAAGGCGCTGAAGACGTAAAGAAAATGATGGACGCTGTTATCTGTTTACCTGTTCATTACTACGAACATGGTGGTGCCGGTATCTCCCTGTCTGCTAATGAGTATCCTTTCAACTGTCCTTGGGATAGTGGTACAATTGGCTTTGCTGTTGTTACAAAGTCAGACCTGCGCAAAGAATATAACCTGAAACGTATTACACAAAAAGCCATTAATAAAGCATTGACAGTGGTTAAAGGTGAAGTGGAAACACTCAATCAGTATATCGCTGGTGAAGTATATGGCTTCAGAGTGTTCAATGAAAAGGGTGAAGAAGAAGATAGCTGCTGGGGATTCTACGGAGACGATGTAAAAACCAATGGTATGCTTGACCATGTTGGCGAATTGGCCGAATAAAATAAACGATATGAAAAATAAAAGACAATTAGCTATGCAATGGTGGAACGGATTATCATCATTGCAAAAAACTCAAATATGCGATACCAATACGGAATTGGTTGGTAGTGTACGGCGCTGGGAAACCCTTACCGGACGTGAAATTGAACTGTTATATGATATGGAGGGTACTGAGCCATTTGATGATACCGATGATACAAACAAAAACCGTGGAACACAAAAAGCCCCTTCGGTATAGGTTCATAAAATAAATTTGGTGGATATCAAAAATAGTCTTATATTTGTATTCTAAAATAATCAACTATGTTTGGAATTAAATTCTTCGAACCGAATACTGAAATGCTTCAATGGCTGAAAGATTATGCTGGTGACCGTATTATTTATGATATCGGAGCCGGTGAAGGCCATATAACCAGAGGGCTTAATAAACTGGGTGCCAAGGTGCTGGGGTTTGAACCCATGGGTGAATTTGATGGTAATGAATATTTAAAAACTGGTGTTCGTATCATGCCATGGCGTATTGAAGACCACCCTAAGCTTTTTGTAGGGGTTGGGAATAAGGTTCTCCTCCTGTTTGCAAGGCCTTGTCACAGTGATTTTGTGGCCAATACGCTGGATATGAAAGATGCTGACACTGAAGTCCTGTATATCACCAAAGAAGAAAATTTCTTTAATTATAACGACTTGGGTAACCATTGGGAACGTGCTGAACTGGTAAAACACAAAGGAACCAGCAAAGATAAAGAAGTGGTTTACTCTGTAAAATAATTTTGGTGGATTGAAATAAATCACATATCTTCGAGTTGAATTGATTGTTTAACCTTAAAACATATTACCATGAAACGTTAATCTAAAATCAAGAACAGAAAGCAAGTCAAATTTCCCGGTAAAATTCAAAAATTCAAGTATTTTAAAACCGATTAATATGATACGAGCGCCCACCTATTAAAATTAATGAGTATATAATATTTTTAAGTCTTAGAATAATTAAACTAGCCCCCGAATTTAGTTACGGGGGCTAAAATTTATTTGGTAGTTTGAATAAATAGTCTTATCTTTGATATCTAAATCAATCAACTATGGCAAGAATCCCTAACAGAAGGAGCTACAAAGCGCTTACCATTAAACAATACAAGGGTATTGATAACGCTTGGCTGTCACCTGACGGTAAACTCTACGATTCCGGTTACATGAATCACACTCAATGGGCTTCCGATTATATCTTCGATAAACTTTGCGGAAAGGATTGGGATAAACAACGTAATTTTGAAAATGAAATCGGTGGAAACTATTCTTATCCTTATCAAGTCCTGCATAAGCTGGGTTGGTATCGTTTGCTTACATGGTCAGGCACATTAACACAGCTATTAACAGAAGGTGGTAATAAACTTACCAGCGAACAAAAGGATACATTGATGTTCTGGTGTTCTGCTAACAAGGTTAGCTATGAGTATTTCATTACGAATGGCTTTGTTAAAATGTAAGGGTATGATGGTAACAATCAATACTGATGCTTCCTTTTACCCCACACAAAAAGCTGCTGGTTATGCGTTCTGGATTACAACCGATACGGGACGTATAAAGCAAGCTGGTGTATTGAAGGGTGAAATAATAACCTCACATGAAGCTGAATTCAAATGTATCATCAATGCCCTGCATAAGGTTGGTAGTCGTAAGTTAACCAACCTTAAAAAAATAATCATCAATACTGATAGTCTTACTACGATAAACCTCGTAAATAATAACTATACTTCATCAAAGTGGGGTGGTTCATTGTTGGAGGCATATAAAAAACTGCTGGTTGATATGAACCTGACCTGTCAGATTGAATTCAGACATGTAAAGAGTCATAAGCATACCAAGACAAAAAGGAACTGGGTAAACGAATGGTGCCACATAAACGCTAAGGCGGCAGTACAACCCAAGATTAAAAATTATCCCGTTTAATATCTCGGTTAAGTTTACTACATAATGGCTGTAAGTTGGTGTAATGATTTAATTGAATAATTTCGTTTTCTGTCATTGCTGATGCTATTGGGATAATATGGTCAATATCCCATCCATACCTTTCAGTACCATTATACAGACCGTAGTTATTCCAATTCATCCATGATTCAAATTTGCTTTCAATATATTCTTTAAAATCATTATAAGAGCAACCTAATATTAATTCAGTGGTTGAAGATTTCGGATAACCGTTTCGTTTAAATGCTTTACCAATGGCATTAGCCATTTTTTTTCTAAGTCTAAATGTTGGATTATTTTTATATTTAATATTTTGATACTCATTAGTTTTATCCCTGCGTTTAATATGGCTTAATTTATTCATTTGTTTTACGGTATCGGGGTTAGCCTCACGCCAAAGTTTTTTCTTTTGGTTAATCATGTCTTTATTTTCATCCATATATCGTTTTCTATTGGCTTTAACCCTTTCGGCATTAGCTGCTCGGTATGCTCGTTGTTTAATTCGTTGTTGTTCTGTCATATTTATAAATATGTAGAAAGAGATAAAAATCAGTGGTGTGACTAAAAACCAATGGTGTGACGATAATGCAAGATATGCCCTGCGCAAACATTTATTTGGTGGAATGAATAAATAGTCTTATCTTTGACTTCTCAAATCAACAACCATGGCAAAAGAATTATTCTACTCCGAATCAGATAAAAAGCTTTTCTACATTGCCGGATATGGTGAATCAACCGATAATATCCACTCAATCATTTCTACCCTTGAGAACCTATCGAACCACTTCAAAATGATTACAGGTGTGAAGACCAATGTTATCAATACGCTGATAGTACGTAAATCCCGGCGCTATAAGGAAATGCGTGTTATTTATTGCGATATTGATGAAACCTGTGAGAAGATTCCTGATGCTGCTTTCCGGCTGACCAAAGAGAATGATTGGGATATGTATAAATGGCTTGAAGATTAATTTGGCGGTTTGAAAAAATACCCTTATCTTTGATATCTAAATCAATCAATCATGGCAAAAAAACTTCCTTATCAATTATACGTTGAGCGTAATATAAAAAAGCTTGGTGAGAAAACTTTTATTACTGAAGCTGAAAATGCTGTTAGAGAATTGGCTGAATTCCCAAGTGCGGATATACACCAACTTATATTTTTTTGTAATGTTTTAAGATATGTAAAACATCATATAACTAATAAACCAACAACTAAAACAGCATGAAACGTATTTGGAAATTCCTCTTTAACCCCGATACTGGTTACTTCCTTAAGTACAAGTACTTTTATTACAAGGGTGTGCCTAATATCTGTTATGAAATTCATCAAGGCTTCCGGTTCCTTGGCATTCCAATGTCAGACCGTATGGTCTTCTGTTATGATATGAATGATGTAAACTACATTGCCAAAATCAAAAATATCACAATCCAATGAAAACAGAAAAAAATTGGCCTGTCACTGTATCCCTTATCTGGATTGCACTGATATTGGCATTCACAATATTTGGCGCTTTAACAAAATAATCCTATCTTTACATCATGGCAAAAGAAACAGCACTCCAAACAGCCCTGAAACATTGTCAGGTTGAATACGGTGAAGGAACCCTCCCCGATATTATTCCTGTGGATTTTGGTGTTGGAGTTAAGTTCAAGGATGATGAAGGTACGGAATACACAACCCTTCCCCGTGACCGATATAGTGGTATCATACAGGCCAAGATTACCTCATGGCGTGGCATCTCTATTGGCGCTATTCATTACTACGCTAAAATACATCTCTCTGACCCCAACCTTTCATATATAGAAGACGGAAAGAAATGTCAATCTAGTATCAGTGGTTCGTTTGATAAGTTCAAACCCAATGATGCAAAGAGCTATCAAATTTCGGTGGTCCGTGAACTCACCAGCCAAGAAATATTTGATGACCCTGAACGTTGGGAGTGTTATAGGGTTGGGAGTGAAACCAATTGCTGGGAAAGTGAAGAGGAACTGATTGCGGTAATTAAAAAAATCATTCGCAACCGATTCAAGGGCTGGAAATATGAGATTGAAGATTCAATGGGACGAACCATTGCCAAATCAAGATAAATTTGGTTCGTATTAAAAATAGTCTTATTTTTGAGGTATCAAAATCAAACAACACATGGAAAATAAACCTCAATTCATCAAAGAACTCTACGACTTACTGGAAAAGTATAACGTGGAAATATCTATTGGTCTTGATGGTGATACCCATGGAGTAGATTCATGGATATCTATTTCTCACAGACCGAACCCCAATTCATTCAAAGATGTGGAAATATTAAAGCTGAATGACCTTTCTCATCATGACCTTAAACCCTATTTACCAAAATAAATTTGGTGGATAACAAAAATAGTATTATCTTTACATCGTTAATAAATCAAATCAAACTAAAAACAATTTTTTATGCCAACAGTTGCAACCTCTACGAAAGAAACACTCCGCAATCTCGCCGGAAAAGATAACGTTGAAACACGTTACGCTGGCCGGGAAAAAACCATGTACCTCAACGGTGATGAAGCAAGAGTAAAAGCTTTCCTCCGCAAAATGAACCTGAAAGGCAAAGCTTACTTCCCCTTTGCCCTGAAACAAGGAACGGTAACACCAGCCTAAAATAGATTTGGGGAATCAAAAGATTCCCCCTATCTTTGCCCTAAAATTATCCAAATGTTTATTCCATTTAATGGTACAACAACTGAATTAATATTTCTTATGGTAATCTGCTTTATAGTCCTTGCATTCGTTAAAACCATAAGGAAAGGCAATGAATAGTACACTTTTGTGTACATAAACCCAACCATCATGACACTAAGCAAAGAATTTGAGTTGATGTGCGAAAAAAGAAAAGCCGCCAATGAAGTGAGTTTAAACTCTAAGACTGAAATGCAAAGCTTTCTCTTAAAGTATTACCCTGAGGTTAAAGAAACAATCAACCTAGCAACCTTTAAACAATTACAAGATACTATTAAGCTCTTAAAAGCGTAATTAATAACCCGATTGAAGATTAGTAGTTTGATTTAGACCTTAATTTCCTCTCCAGTAAATGGTAGAGGGATTTTGGTTTAAAGCCATTCCTAGGCGATTCCTGACCAGTACACTTTTGTGTACATCAATACATATAACACAAAAAAAAAGCCCCTCAGGGGCTTCTGTTTAATTCTGGGCCGCTTGTTGCTTCGCATCCAGTTCCGCTTTGTAATCATTCATGATTTTCTCAAACTGAGGAAGGCAATCCTTGGCACTTCTGCCTTTCAAACCGTAATACACTTTGTAGGTCTTAAGGTTTGCACCCCTTGCTGTCATACCAGCGGCAAAGATTTTCATATAAAAATGATGGCTAACCAGCTGAAACCAGAAGTAATCAATGGTTCCTTTTACACTGGATACTGACGGAGTATCTAATCTTCCCTCAGCAACGGCCTTACGAGCTTGTTCAAATGGTGTCATAATAGATTGTTTTAGGATGCAAATATAAGACTATTTTTCATATTACCAAATAAATCTTTCTAAAAATAAATTTGGTCATGTCAAAAAATAGTCCTATCTTTGACTTGTCAAACAAAGACAGACTACTGGAGCAACCCCGTAGGGAAGTATACTCCACTCTACTTTAAAAAAAGAATCAAAATAAATTTGGCTGATATCAAAAATAGTCTTATATTTGCATTCTAAAACAACCCACTATGACAAAAAATGATGCTCTTGTCCTCTTCAATGAAGAGTTAACAAAAAAAGGCGTTGAAACCTTTACCGAAAAAGATGCGATTGATATACTTTTTGATGGCATAACCGAATCAGAAGTAATTGAAGCCGCTAGTGATATTGCTAGTGAGGAACATACTATTAAGTGTGAAAATAAATTTTGGGAGGAACATGACTGGCAATTGGATTAAATTTGGTGGTTTGAATAAATAGTCTTATATTTGTATTGAAATCAGCGGGGAGATAAAGTAGTAAATATATGGAAGGAGCGAACTTAATTGTTACCGTAGTACATTCATGCCTTACTGATTTTTAACCCCTAAATTAATCAACTATGCGCACATTAAACCAAATCATAACCCTTGTAAATTGTCAATACGGCGCACCAATGGGACGGCCTGAGGTTGGAACCCATAAGCCAACGGATAAACGTATATATGATTGTAAAGTACCACTCGATAGCGGCGGATACGATAAAGGCGGCGCTTACTGGGGATACCCCGGCAATTTAAGAGTTGCCTATACCAAGGACTTATCTTATATCCACTTTTATCGGGTAAAATAAATTTGGTGGATATCAAAAATAGTCCTATATTTGTATTCTAAAACAAACCACTATGACTTACGACGATTTTGACACCCAGATTCAGCCTGAAGAGTTTCACGAACCCGATGAATTCTTAGATGACCAGTTTGAAACCTGTAACCGTCACGATGCACCTGAGTATTTTGAGAATGAAGAGCGTCAATGGGAGTATATGAACGGCGAATATCCCGATGATGAGGGGTTGCCTTTTGATGAGGGAAGCGACCGTGATAATTGGGAAGCCGAACAGGTTTTTCAGGATGGCCCGGATTATTAGTCTTTTCTTATAGCCAGAATAAAGTCAGCCCGTTTCCACGGGCTTTCTTCATTTTTAACATATAAAAAAATAACACATAGGTCGGAGTATACCTCCCGCTTCGCAGCGTCCCGTCCTGTTTGACAAGTCAAAGATAAGACTATTTATTCATTCCACCAAAAAAAGAAAGGGATATTTTTCAATACCCCTAACTTACTAAAACTAACCCATATTACTATCTTACGTGTTCCTTATAATCATATTTCTCAAAATCCTCTTTTATCATAGCCCCAAACGAGCGAAACGGGATTTTAATACATTCCCTCGTTTCATTCCAATTCTTGGTACGTTCCGGCTTTTTACATTCCCGTTCAGATACCTTGTATTTTGTGAAGTCTTCGCCTTCATAAAAGAAAATCCATGTTTGTGTCTTTGCCATAGTTGATTGATTGAGGACACAAATATAGAACAATATTCTGAAACAAAAAAATAAAAATAGTCTTATTTTTATTTTGGTAATATCAAAAATAGTCTTATCTTTGAAGTCTAAAACAAGCCACATGGAATTATTGAATAATGCGCTTTCTATCCGTATAATCAACAGAATGACCATAACGAAATACCCTCAACTAACTTTAATCGAAAGGGACGGGTATCGAGAAAAATATATAGGATACAATCAAAAGGAGTCTATTATGTTATTCCGTAAAAAATATCCGGCAAGACGAAAATAATTTTGGTAATATCAAAAATAGTCCTATCTTTGTATCCTAAAACAAACCACTATGGCAAAAATCAATTTTCACGAAACATTCAAAAATTGCAGGACAATGAACGTTCATGAAACCCTGCAACTACTTCAATCCTATGGCCCTAAATTTTGGTCTTGGGGTGCTCATGCCTTTACCAATATGGGAAATAAAGCCCTCCGCTTCAAATCTGAAGGCCACCACCACAAAGGTCATGTATATATTTCAGTCAACGGATTAGACCTGTATGATGTTCATATCACAACCCTGCAAGGTGAAATAAAGAAAGAAATCACTGGCCTGTATTTCGATATGCTTTTCGATGCCATTGATAAAGAAATCGAATATATCCCCGAATATAAAGGGAACTAATAAAACAGAAAAGAGGACAAAATAAAGTCCTCTTTTTTTTGGTAGTATCAAAAATAGCCCTATCTTTGTATCCTAAATCAAACCAATATGACACAAACAGCAACAACAACCCGTCCGCTTCACGTAATTGCCAGCGAAATCCGCAAAACATGGCCTAAGGTTTACTTCGGTGCCGTTCCTTACCTTGAAGCCCTCGAATCACTGACCAACATCACCGATAACTACGGACAAGATTCCGGCAAATCTATGGTACTGTATTTCCTTGCCAATGCCACCACATGGCGTGGTGAGGATGCCAAACGTATCAAGGCCGAATTAAAAAAGCTGGCTGGCGTAAAATAAACCCGGCAAAATAAAGGAAAGAAAGAGGACAAAAAAAGTCCTCTTTTTTTTTTGTTTATATTAAAAATAGTCCTATCTTTGACCTGTCAAAGGACAAGACGCTGCGAAGCGGGAAGTATACTCCACTCTACCCAGAACTTTCTAATCGCCCAATAAGAAAAATGTGCAAAGTTACAACATTTATTTCAATCTACCAAATAAAGTTATCCACATAATAAAGTCAAAAATAAATTTGGTTGGTATGTGAAATAGTCCTATATTTGTATTCTAAAACAATCTACTATGACACTCGTTAAAACAAACAACCTTCTGGCCACCCTTCTGACAATCGTATCTGTAAAGAACATCAAAGGTACGTCTTTTGTAGGGGTGCAAAATTACCAAAATAAAGAAGGGGAAATTTCAAACCAGACCTTTCTTGTTGGTATCGACTATACCAATATGCTGAAAAACGACCTGCAAAAATTATTGGCTTTTGACCCACTGACAATGGAAACCAATATCGACAAAGGAATCGTTTTACAGGCTCATGCTGACCTCGTTACAAGCCTGCGTAAAAGGTTAGCCGATGAATCCGTAAAAGACGAATTAAGGGCTAAAGGTGATGCCACAATCAAAGCCAGTGATGCCCAAAAGGATGCCTATGAACATATCGCTAAAGGCCTGAAAGTACAGGACGGCTATTTGTACCTGTACGGCCTGATGGTTCGTAAGACAGTAATCCAAAAGGGTAATTACAAAACTGTTAATTCAGCAGCCCTTACGATTGCTAAGAATCAGATTAAAAAAGCAGCTGACCTCCGGGAAACAAAATACAAACAGTTTAAATTAGGCCGGAAGGAAGACCTGAAAATCAACGGCCTGACACTCTAACCAAAAAAGGGGCTGCAAAGCCCCTTACTCGTTCTCAGCCACTAAAAATAAATTTGGCTGGTATTAAAAATAGTCTTATATTTGAGTTCTAAATTGGCAACTATGTGGTATGAATTATTAATTAACGGTTATTCTTGGTTCACAAACCAATTGAACTATACTCCTGATATTAAGTTAGCTGAAACAGTTGGCGGTGAATTGACTGAAGGAAATTATACAATAAATGAAGTCTCGCAGATGCGCAGACAATTAAATGACTATCAGTTGATTGGATATAACACAAGGCTCATACACCTGAATAGAACGGGTACATACCCCTCCCCCCATTAACCCTATACCACCCCTCCCCCCGTTACCCCCCTTACATACCCCCCCTACCATACCCCTAATAGGGGGGACGATACCGCACTCGAATTTTTTTTCCAGAAATTTTTGACTTTATTTAAGAGGTACCCCCTTTTTCAAAAATTTTTTTTCCAGAAATTTTCACGTGAAAAATTTGGCTTTATGGATTTTTTTATGTATAGTTGTAAAAACTCCATTTTATGAAGGGTATTCTTGCTGTAAATAATTTAGGTTATATTGGGCTTAATTCTGGTCTTCCATGGCATTGCAAGTCTGATTTTCAACACTTTAAGCGTTTGACAGAGAATTCTACGTTATTGGTTGGTTATAATACATTTCAGACGCTTCCTGAGTTAAAGGGTAGAACGGTGATATTGGATAGGCGGGAGGATTTTCAGGGTGTGTTTAAGTCACAGGAGTTGATAGATTGGTGTATTGGTGGGAGGCGGACGTATGAGAAGTATGCGTCATATTTCACGGAATTGCATATAAGTCATATTGATAATAATAGTATTGGGGATACGTTGTTTCCAGATTTACGTCATTTGAGTCCCAATTGTTTGATTTACAATTATTATTTCAAGGGGGATAAAATTTTTCGATTGGAGGAGGTTAAATTTGGATAAAATATTGTTGAAAGGTGTTGGTTGAAATATTTATTAGAAAATGAGGTTTCCTATGCGTTACAGTTATAAACGAGCGTTGGATGAGTTGATAAACTATGCTTATGCTGAGGGGTATGAGAAGGTTGTGCTTAATCATAAGGGGATATCGTTTATGAATAAGAAGGAGAAGTCATTGAATACTCCATATAGCATTTATATTGAGAAGGATTATACGCTTGAGTTAAAGACGTATTTATTTTTGCATGAGTTAGGTCATCATGAATTGAGGAAGGATTGGGTAAAGTTCAAGAAAAAGTTTCCTGTAACGGCGTATGCTGAGCAGAAGGCATTTAACAATGGTCCTAGGAAGTTTGTTCGTAGGAAGTCATATGCTGTGGCTAGTTTGGAGGAAGAGTTTTTAGCATGGGATGAGGGGGCCAAGTTAGCGAAGAAGTTAGGAATCAGGATAAACATGGAGCGTTGGATTGAGTTAAAATCCAAATGTTTGAAGTCGTATATCAATTATTATGCGACGCATTGATTTTAGTGTTTTCTAGCTCTTGCTGCTATCAATCTGGCCAATTTTTCTTTTTGTTCTTTTTCCCAAGCGTCTATTTCATCTTGTGGGAGTCCAATCTTAGGTTTTTGGTTATTGAAAGGGTTTTTGTTTTTAAAGGTTTCTACGAATGCATCGACTTCTGAGTTGATATCGAAGTTAAATATAGATTTTTCGCTATTATATTTTTTTAACAGGTTTTCTCTGAATGCTGTCCAGACTGGGTTAAATGCGAGTGATTTATCGGTTTTAAGGATTTGTTCAGCGTCTAGTCTTACTTTTTTAATTTTATCTTCAAGGTTCATATTGTTGGCTAGGTCTTTTCCTTTTGCGTCTGAGGTATATCCTAGGTTTCCGCTGATAAAGTCGATGATATCAGTTTGGAATGATATGAGAGTTTTCACGGCAGCGTCCATGGCTGGTGATGGGAAAACGGAGTAACCGTTTTCTTGAAATTTTCCTTTTACACCTGCTTGTACGAAGAAGTATTTGGTACGTCCTTCGTAGTCTTTTTGGTAACCGGCATCGGTAGCTGCTGCTAGGTTAGGTGTTTGGTTCATATCGGCTTTTGAGCGGATATGTTTTGCTTTCATGAATCCAGTTTTATCCATGGCGATTTGGAATCCGCCGTCGCCGATATTTGGGTAATCGAAGTAATATAGGTAATCGGTTTTTTGTCCAGCTGGGTTTGTTTTTTCTCTGAATCCGTCAGGTATTTTGCAGGTATATTCTGTACCTTGCCACATAACGTTGAAGGTATTTAGGTTTTTTTGGTAAGCTTCACGGTAGGTTTTAGCTATTTGGTGAGCTTGTGTGATTCTGGCTTTCATTTTAGCAATTTGCATAGCGGAAGCGTTTGGCAGGTTTGGTTTGCCATGGATTGATTTTCCGCTACCTGTTTGATTAAATTCAGCGTCAAAGTTTTGTGGGAGGTTACGCAGGTTTTCCAGTATATTGATTTTTTGTTTGATTACTTTTTCGTCTAGTGGTGATTTAATTGCTTCTGGTGCCGATAAATGTTGTTCTTCTATCATAAAAAAGATTTTATTGGCATCATTGATTATATCATCAAGTTGTTCTTTGGTTAGATGTTCTTGTTTTGACATGATATCTTTATTAAGCGTAAGGGTCTTTTGGTTTTTTTTAAGCACTATATTCAGGACGGTGAATAGTAGTGGGTTCATATTTTTTGGTTTGGTAACGATAATTTCTGGTTCTATTGTAAATGTAAATCTGAAGTTATCATTTATTTGTTCTCTCATGTAATCGCATTGAATTGCGATATTCCAATGTGGGAAGACATATGATTCGTCGCCGATATCAATCTTTACATTTGAATTAAAGGTTATTTTTTGAAAAGCCGCTGTTTTTGGTGTTGAGCGATTTTCAAATGTTTTAAGAAATGGTATTCTTTTTATCAGGTATTCGGGGGCAAGGTCAGTATTTAGTATCATGGTTGTTCTTCGTTAACGCTAACCAGTTGGTCATATGCTTTTATCTTATAGCTATCTAGCAGGTCCATGAAGTCGGTTCTTCTAAGGACCTTGAATACTAGGTTTTCGGTTGAGAATTCGCCACCTTTTTCGAGTCCGGCTTGTCTCATTTCTTTGATATCGTCTTTGAGTGTTTCGACTTTATCTACGACGGTTTGGAATGCTTTGAGTTCATAATCTTTTTTAATGGATTTAAGTTTATCAAATATTTTCTGAACCTTTCGTTTGATAAGGTTTTTATCAATTTTAAATGTTGTTGGGTCTGGTTTAAGTACCCATTTATCGTGTGGTACGGAGTAGATGGCACCAGCGTGTAGTTTTTCTGCAACGTCTTGGACATAGATTTCTACTGGGTAGGCTTTGACTTCGATATCGTGTTTTGAGTTAAAGAGGTTTTTTTGTGCGTCGAAGAATGATTTTATGAAGTCTTCGTCTTCTTTAAAGTCTGAGAAGTCAACGACGACGTGTAGGTCGATATCTGAGAATCGTGACCAGTTATAGTTAGCTAATGAGCCTACGAATAGGATATCTTTTAGTTTTATATTTGATGGTAGTTCTAAGTTTTTAAAGAAGTCTTTGGCAATTTTGATTAAGTTGGATTTGATTTCTGGGTTTAATTTTTCATTTTTCCAGATATCGGGGTTAAGTTGGTCTTTGATTTGGAAGCTAGCCAGAACATCCTTAGGGATTTCCAGTTGTTGGTTCAGGTCTTTGAGAATTTTTTCATTAAGGTCGGTAACTTCATCCATGGGCATATTGGTACCGATTTGGGTATTTTCCAGCAAAGCATTTGTTATGAATCTCATTGATTTAGGACTTTTTTAATAAATATTTGGAAATGGTCAAATAAACACGTATATTTGCCTAAAATAAGGCATTGGAGTGGCTGGCCGACTTAACTGCCCATCCCCCGACCCCCTTCCCAAAATAATATTTATGGAAAGAACAATTGTTTTATCGGAGTTAGATGTCGTTGGAAACTTAAAACCAGTTTTTGATAAACTGGAAGGCCTTGTTAGACAATGTGAGGAAGAAGGTTATTCTGAAAGGGTTGCAAGGGCTCTTCAAGTTGTTTGTGAGTTTGGTATTACCGATTGTGATTTTTGGTTTAATGAAATGGAAAGTGAAGATGATAGGTCAGAAATTGAAACGATATTATTATTGGGTCATATATTTGTAATTAGGCTAAATAACATAGCCCAAAAGCATTTAAATAATATTGATATGCCATCGATTGTTGAGCAGTTAAGTGAAAATTCTGATATTCAAATATTTTTTAAAAACGTCATTTTTGTATGAGACAGCATGGTAGAGTTTACGATAAAAAGTATTTGGTGTTGAGGTTTGATGTCTATGCTTCTGGTAGTAAATCGAAGGATGTGGATAAGTTGACTAAGCTTAGATGGGAATATGCTGGTGAGCATAGTGAGTTTAAGAAGGATTTAATCAACAAGTTTTGTTCGGTTAGTTTCAACACATTGGCAATAACATATATTGACCCTAAGATTAAGTATAAAAAGCCTTGGATATTTGGCCCGTTTGATATTGGGTTGGATATGTTGGAGGAGGAGGTTGGGTTGGTGATGGAGTTTCACTGGATGTATGTTTATTACAAGATACCCAGAGATAATGTTGAGTTGATTAAGTTTTTTGAAGAGCGTAAATTCTCTTTTAAGATTAAAACGGTACAAACAATATAATGGAACAGTATTATAAATATCCCAGAACGTATCAGTAACTACGGATATTTATTAATATGAAAGCATTTATTTACGGGTTAAGATGCCCTGAAACAAACGAAATTAGGTATATTGGGCAAACAATTGCCAAACTAAGTAATCGATTAAAAAGTCATATTTATGAGACAAAACGAAATTTTAGATTAAAAAAAGTGTTAACGCATAAAGAAAACTGGATATATCGATTAATAAGTAAAAACATTGAAAATAAAATTGTTATTGAATTAATTGAAGAATGTGATTTTGAGGTTGTGAATGATAGGGAAGTTTTCTGGATTAGCCAATACTCAAATTTAACTAATATTGATGTGGGTGGAAAGCGAGTAACACTAAGTAATGAATCTAAGAATAAAATTTCGATTGCTAATAGTGGTGAAAGAAACGGTATGTTTGGGAAAAGATTTAAAATTTTACCGGAAGAAATTGAGCGGCGACGACTGGCTATGATTAATTCCGATAAATTTAAGTTCTCAAGAAAATCTGAAGCGTTTAGAAAAAAAATATCGGAAATACAAAAAAAAGATGATTGGTTATTATTGAACGAGAATTATGAAATTATTAACCAGTTTAATAATTCAAGAGAGGTTTCAGAATTTTTAAAATGCACAAAGGGTAATGTTAAAAACGCAAGACGAGATAAAAGAATGTTATTAAAGAAATATTGGGTTTATTATAAACGTGATTATGACAACTTATTACAAATACCAACGGACGCTACATCTCCCTTGGTCATTGGGTTCAACCAGTGATGACAAGTTCATGGAGGACACATCGTCTTTTATTGGGAAGACTATTATAATTACTGAGAAGATGGATGGGGAGAACACGAATATGTATTCTGACCGTATTCATGCACGTTCCATTGATTCCAAGCATCATGATTCTAGGAATTGGGTGAAGGGTCTTTGGGGTCAGATAAAGAATGAGATACCTGATGGGTGGAGGATATGTGGTGAGAATTTGTATGCGAAGCATTCGTTGTATTATGAGGGGTTGTCTTCGTATTTCATGGTGTTTAGTATTTGGAATGAAAAGAATGAATGTTTATCATGGGAGGATACAATTGGGATATGTGATATTTTGAGTCTTGAGATGGTTCCTGTGATAGGGAAGATGGTATATGATGAGGGTTATTTAAAAAATCTAGCGAATACATTTGAGACCAGCAAAAAGGAAGGGTATGTTATCAGGAATGCTGATTCTTTTCATTTTGATGATTTTGCTTTGAATGTAGGTAAGTGGGTTCGTCCTAAGCATGTGACAACTGACCAGCATTGGATGTTTAGTATTATAACACCAAATAAATTAAAATGATAAAGACAGAATATCAAATGGTTAAGACTGAGGTCATGGTTGATGTGACTTGTGATTGTTGTGGTAAATCTTGTATGGACGAATACGGAGGAAACACGTTGAAGCTTGAGTCTTATTGGGGCTTCAGCACCAAAAAGGATTTAGAGCATTGGGAGGCTCATTTATGTGAGCAATGTGTCGATGAAAAGTTATCGTTTATTAATTTTACCAAAACCCCTTATGGGTTTGCATAAATAAAAAAACATGGAAAATAAGTTAACATTTAAATTTCAACGTAATAAGAAAAATCCGATGAGTGGAGTTAGCAAGAGTCACTATATTTTCTTTTTGAATGGAATTGAGGTATTGAGGCAGAAGGTTCCTTATGAGATTGATTATGACCATGGGCATCAGCATCATACTGGTCTTGAGAATGTTTATTATTTAAATGGTAAGATTTATCAGGACCGTGATAAATTTGGAAAGGTTCGGCATGTTTCGTTCCCAGTTTCCAAAAATAAGTTATCAGACCTAAATATACCTAAAGATTTAAAAATTGAATTAACATGGGAAGCAAGCAAGTAATTGTGATGAGGAAGGACCTCAACATGAGAAAGGGGAAAATGGTTGCGCAGGGGGCACATGCCTCAATGAAAGCAATCTTAGACATAATGAAATTTCAGCCACAAAAGAATTCAATGACCATGGAAATGGTTGCTGGTTCTCCTCTTGAGGATTGGATTGAGGGTAGGTTTACCAAGGTTTGTTTGAGTGTTGATTCTGAGAAGGAATTGGTTGAAATCTATAACAAGGCTAAGCAAGCTGGGTTGATTTGTTCTTTGATTGTAGATGCTGGTGTTACTGAATTTGGTGGTGTTGCTACCAAGACATGTTGTGCAATTGGTCCGGCATGGGCCGAGGATGTTGATAAGATAACAGGTGAATTAAAATTACTTTAACTATGAATATTGAAAAAGTTGGTGGTGGTTTAAAATGCGACAACCCAAAATGTGATTGGATAAATGAAACAATTCCTGATGAGGAATTTGAAAATTGGTTGAATAAGCCTTGCCCAAAATGTGGCGAGAATGTTTTAACTGATGAAGACTTTAAGTTTGCAAAGGCTCTTGATAGTTCGATTGATTTTATCAATCAATTAAGTCCTGAAGCTCTTGCAATGTTTAATCAAACAGTTCTCAGCTTGATAAGCGCTAATGAAATTGATGTCCCAGATGATATAAAAAATGTTTTATCTTCTGAGAAATTAATTACGTTGGTTGTTGATACGCACAAGGGGATAAGTTTTAAGGTTAAGGAATCAGATACTGAAGAATAAACATTAATATATGGAAACAAAATTTAGAGCTTGGGACATTCGTCAACAAGTAATGATTGAAGATGCAATTGAGTTGATTAAAGTTCGTGAACTGGTCAAGTGTCGATTGGATTTGGGAAATCATTTTAATTATTTTAATGGATTGATTTGGATGCAATACATGGATGCCAAGGATATGAATGATATTCAACTTTGTGAAGGAGATATTGTTTCGGTTTATATTGATGACAACAGATTTATTATAAGGTTTGGTAAGATTGAGCGTGAGGTTGTTTCATATAATAGTAGAAATAATACTTTTAAGGTTGAGATAAACGGATTTTATTTTGAGTCGATGGATGATGGAAAAGCGTATTTGTCAATTAGTGAAAATCAGTTTGGAGAGCATGACCTTAAGGGTACCAAGATACTTGGAAACATATTTGAAAATCCTGAATTGTTAAAGTAATGGAGTTGGTTTACAAAAGAAATCACGAGGAAATGTTTTCATTAGCTGAAAAGCATGGGTGGAAACGTTGGGTAAGTTTACCAAAAAGAAAGGTAGTTCATATCAATGTTTTAGGAGGGGTAATCAATACATTTGGATTGGTTATGCATTTATTCAAAATCCGTTATATGGTCATGCACTACCATATCAATGGGAAACAACTACTGATGAGGAAGTAATAGAATTTTTACAATGAGCGATAAACAATCACAAATAAAGCTAGTTGCCTTGGGCTTTGCAGTCTTTCTTGATACGGAATGTATCAAGGGGGTGAGTGGTTGGTATTTGATTGATGCTTTGGACGATAATCAGGATTATGAATTTCAGTTGGATGAGCTTTATGATTATTGGGGAAGCAGATTAATAAATGAAAATGAGTCAGAAACAGAATCATAAGAGGTGGCGCAAGCAGTTCAATGAAGATTGTTTGGAGCGTGATGGGAACAAATGTGTTTTCTGTGACGTAACAGAGGGCTTGGATGTTCATCACATTACTGATAGGCATGACATGCCGAATGGTGGTTATGTTTTATCCAATGGTATTACCGTTTGTGAGACACACCATTTGATGTGTGAAGAGCATCATGCGACTGGTCATGCTGTTGTTGGTTTTCACCCTAATGACCTTTATGGAAAGATTAATAGTTCATATTCAAAAGCATATATTGATTCACAAAATTTAAGATAATGAAAGGAATAATTGGTTTTGTATTAATTGTAATTGGGTTTTCCCTTTTATATTGGGTTTCTGATAAGGATAATAAGTTATTTTTCTATACGAGAACGTATACACTTATTACCAAGCATCAGAGTGAGCATTATTATAAGGGTAATTATCGTCCAGATTACTATATTACAGTTAAGTACGATGATGATAGTAATTTTTATTGGACGAAATCAATTGGTGGAGCTAGTTATTTCTCCATGACCGAAGGCCGTAGATACGAGGAAAAGGCTGAAACTCAACGAGTTAGTCTAGTTTTTTTAATATTGTGTGGATTCTTTTTGGTTGGTTCGACTTTTTTAGCTATCTTTATGGTAGATATTGACGATTAAAACACTGGGGGTATATTTTCATTACACTTGACCAAACAATAAAAGAAACTGAGGCTGAATTGAATGCATATAAATCGGCCAGTTTTGCCAATCCACAAATCATTGAGTGGCTTGAGAGTATAGTATTATATTTAAAACAGTTACAAGATGAGACAGGAAAAGAAACCGTTGTATCGGAAGGTTAACACCAAAGCTAGACATGTTCATCATTATTCCGGTGGTGATGCTAGGCATGATAGGAACACCAAAGCTGGTCTTAAAAAGACCTTGAAAAAGGGTGTTCATCGTGGATTGGATTATACCCCGTTATATATGTTTTTACTTTCAAAGATTGGTGAGAATTGGGATGTGGTTCACAGTGAAGCTATTTCAAGATTAGATTGTGAAGATGCGATTTATCATCTTGTTGTAGAAGATAGGGAGCAAAAATATCCGTATAGGTTGTGTGGTGATTCTTCTTATTACAGTAAATTGTATGTAGATGATAACAATACGCTACAAATATTGGACCCTACGTTTACAAATGAAATGTTGCATCCTACGTGTCATTGTTGTACCTTTACATTTAATGGTAAACCATTTGTAAATAAGTACAACCCAAGTTATGTAAGAAATGAAAAAGAGTAATTTAAAAATATTGATATTGATTGGCATACCAGCGTCAGGTAAATCTACTTGGGCGAAGGATTATGTGCGTAAGCATGAGAATTGGGTTCGTGTTAATCGTGATTCATTCAGGTTGATGTTGAAGGATGCGCAGATGTGTGAGCCTAAGATTGAGGATATGATTACTGGGCTTATGTTTTCAACAATTGAAACATGTTTGATGCGTAAGCAGAATGTTATTGTTGACAACACCAATTTGAAACAAAAATATCTGGATGAAATCATCGAAAGATTTAAATACACTGCTGATATCGAATATCAGTTGTTTGATATATCATTGGCCAAGGCTATTGAGCGTGACAACGCTAGGGACGCTAAGGTTGGTGAAGGTGTAATCAGAAAGATGTATGAGGATTATAAGAAGCTTGTTGATGGAATGGATTTTAGTTCTATCAGGAAGATTGACAATCGTCCCGTTGTTGAACCAGATTGGTATTCAGTATTACCACAAGCTGTTATCTTTGATATAGATGGCACGTTGGCCCATATGAAAAATCGTGGAGCGTTTGAATGGAAGAAGGTGGATAGGGATGACGTGAACATATTGGTTGCCGAGCAAGTCGCTTTCCATCGTTCAAAGGGTCGGAAAATTCTGTTGGTAAGTGGTCGTGATGCTATTTGCCGAGAAGAGACAATTGAATGGATGAATTTTTATGAGATTGAGTTTGATATGTTGTTTATGCGGCCTGAGAATGATTACAGAAAGGACACGGTTATCAAACGTGAGATTTATCAGAATGAAATTGAGGGGAAATATAATGTATTGGCTGTTTATGATGATAGGTTACAAGTTTTGGATATGTGGTATGAACAGGGTATTTTTACATTCAATGTAAATCAAGGGAATTTAAATTTTTAAAATGAGCAAACAGCGAAAGGATTTTTTGATATTGTTTTTAACACAGGTTTTGATGTATACAATTCTTTGTATAAATTACAGGGCGGTTGCCAAGGGAGATTATTTACAATCGGCGGTGTCTGATTTTATGATTGCCAGTGCATCATTCTTTGTTATCAAGAGAATTGCAAAGGAAGAGAAAGAGGGTGACAATGCGTTCTGGCCTTGGTTGGGTTATGCGTTGGGTGGTGTTGTTGGTAGTATCTTAGGAATTTGGATATCAAAAATATTGTTGAATGGATAAGATTGAATTGATGGTCATCAAAGGTTTTCAGAAAGAGTTTCAAAATACCTTTGGGAAACAATTGATTATTGATTGGAACGCTATGAATGGGCTTTCTGATTTTAGAAAACCATTTCTTCGTAATAGTGAAATTGTAATTGATGGTGATATTGGAAATATTGATGGTGCATTATCGTTGAATCAGATTTTGGATATTTGTGTTGAAAGGAATGGTGCCGATATCAATAAGATACTCGATAGGAAAACCAGATTACAGAAGCATGAATTGGTCAAGGAACGAAATGCTGTTATTGATTATTCGAAGATTGTATTCAATAACAAAATAAATGTAAGATTAGCAGCTGAATTAATTAATCGTGACAGGACAGTTATTTATCATTATTATAAACATTTAAAGAAAAAACATGGCAACAATTCTTGACAAGGACATTACACGTGAATCCACCGTCAAATTCAATGACCGTGAAATTCAGGTAACACTTACGGCTGACCAGCAAATTTCTTTTAAGCTAAAGGGAATGAAGTCTGGTGTACTTTCAATTAGTATTGAAGAATTATATGCTCAGCTTATTGGCGCTGAGGCTGGTGTTCCTGTAAAGCAGGAAAAGGCAAAGCCATTGGTAATTCAGCACAGGGTTAAGGGTGGTGAATATAATGGTGGGCCGATGGTACCATTAAATAAATTACGTTCTATGGTGCTTACAACGAAGATGGATATGCCTGTAAAATTGGAGCTTGAGGCAGTAATTTGTGATATGTTGCGTGAAGAAATTAAGCTCTAGTTGTTTTTCTTTTACGACGTTTTCGTTTATATTTACCTTTAAACTTCCTTTTGATAATTGGGTTAATCTCAAGATTAAAAGGAGGTTTTTTTAATATAGATATATCAAGCAACCATTCATGTTTTGAACGTTCATAATAGGTCTCAAATGATTCGGCCACGTGTTCTACTACTTGTTTATGGTTCCAGTTATTAACGGTTTCAAGTTGTTTAAAAACGTCTGCTTGTTTACCCATTGCATTGGCTCTTCCAATATGTTTAACTTGGTGGCATAGTGGGCAAAGAGAAATAACACCAATTAATTTTTGAATGAATTTTTTATCGTTATATTCCCAGATTTCGTGACATTCAACTCTATGTCCATAGCCTTGTTCTAATCCTGTTTGTCCACAAATTTCACATTTATTATCTGCCAATTGATATGAAATAAATCGTATGGTATCCCATTCTTTTGGTTTTAGTGTGGTTCTTACGTTAGAGTAGTGACAAGTTTTAGGGACAAGTTCGATGCTTAATTTGATTTTCTCTTTTTTTGCCATTTTGGTATAATCTCTTTATGTCTGATTGAATCTCTAACGATGAATTTATCCCGGAACATATTTTTATTTATTAGGTAACCTTCGGTTCCGCTATTTAGGTCACCGCATTTGGTTGCTATTTTATGTTCATTATTTTTAAGAATGGTTTTTAGCTTAGATGTTTTGATATACCAGATTTCATTCAGTTTTTTGAAATATGTTACAAACCACTTAGCCTTTGTTACAGAGACACCAGAGGCCTTTCCTCGGCATTTGGTTTCAATGAACATGTTACCAGTGTCATCAAACACATCTGTCTTACATTCGTAGCTAATAGGCTTACCGTCGTATATCATGATTATATCATGTGAGTTGGTTTTATTGTTGGAGTCAAATGTACCGCCCATGGAGATAAGGTCGTCAATAATAACTTGTTCACCGTTTTCACCAATCAGAATATCTGTTTCAAAATTATAATTCGCCATATTATTAAATATACTCTAATTTTTTAGTTTTGTCAATGGCGATAAATTGATAAAAATGTCAAACAAAAATTTGTTTTTTGGATAAATTTTAGTATATTTGCATCAAAGTTACAAATATGATAGAGGCTATTAAACACTTTTTTGGGTTTTGTGGGGATGGTCATCCAAGCTTTATTTATTTATTGGGTTTGGGTCCTATTTTTCTAACCTTCAAAAGCTATATTATAGTGGCTATTTCAGGTGTAAAAAGACGTTTAAAACGCTCTCGTTGACGGATTTATCGGTGGAAAAAACGATTTCCAGAACCTTTAGCATTTTAAAATAGAGTTCATTAAACTTCTCTTTATCGCTAAGAAAATAGATTCCGTCATCTAGTACAATACCACGTTTGAATCGATTAGCATCTTTGATTCTGTGGGTTGGGTAGTTACGTTTAAGAAATTTTATCATTAATTCTTCTAACAACATTACATATAAATATTTGTTACGCTTAAAATGACCAAGTTTGATAACTATATTTATTATTCAATTTGTGAAAAGACGCTTGAGCTTAAGTCAAAGACATTTTATATGTCATATTCAACGTTTTGTCAGGGGCTTAAATCTTCGTTTTTATTAGGTGTTCTTGACAAACGTGAAACATCAATAGTTTCTGAATTATATGAATATTTGAGGTTATTGTATGGGTTGAATGGTTCGATTATCAATGAATATATCATAAGGTATTTTATTGAGGAGAAGTGGGAGACTTTTGAGGAGCCGGTAAGGCTAATAAACGAATATTATTCAAATTCATTTAATTGAATATTTATTAAAATAAAACACATTTAAATTATGGCATTAGAAATTACAGACCAAACTATTGGTGACGTATTACAACAAGATAAGCTTGTTATGATTGATTTTTGGGCAGCTTGGTGTGGCCCATGTAAGATGATGGCACCTGTTATTGATGAATTAGCGGAAACAAACCCTGATGTTATTATTGGGAAGGTGGATGTTAGTGATAATCCAAAAGCAGCCATTGAGTATATGGTTAGCGGTCTCCCAAGTTTTATTTTTATAAAAAACGGTGAGGTTGTGGATAAGGTAATAGGAGCTGTACCAAAGAAGGTTCTTCAGGCTAAGATTAGCGAGAACAAATGATAAAAAAAGGCTGTGAAAACGGCCTTTTTTGTTATCTAGAAGATATTTATGTGATATGGGTGTAAAACTAATCATAACGGAAAGACAGTTAAATGTCTTGCAAAAAAGCATAAATGAGAACAAATTTTACGAATCATTGGTAGAGAAGTTGGTTACGGATTTAAATACCAATTACGAGCCAATGTTGGGTATTATGCGTGAAGATGGTGAATATTTTGAAGAGCCGATGATTAAGATAAAGGCCGATGAAACTGAGACTACTCCAAGACAGGTTTATGAATATTTCAGAAAGAAATATGAATTAGGTGAGGAGTTTACGAAGCAAGTAATCAGAGACTGGATGTTCGGTACACTTAAGGGTAATATGTTATCAAAAAATGTGCCTATTAAATAATGTTGTATGGACCTGAGGAGCAAGATAAGGCAAGTGTTAAGAGAACAATATGGCGAGTTTAGAACGCATTTAGAGCATGTTTATGAGAACAAGATTACACAGCAATTAACAAGTAAGAATGTTAAGGATAGAAAGGCTTGGGCAACATATAACCAAGTAGTATTAGAGTTAAAAAATTCAATCAAGGATAATTTAAGGGTCAAGGAACTCCAATATAAATTGACCGATAACACGGACCCAAATCAGGTGTGTATCGATGTTATACACGAAGTAAAGCAATTTTCTCCAGAGCTTGAACGTCTTTATTATAAGATTAGAAACTTTAGATAATTTAACTTATCCATCAATCCAATTGCCGGTTTTAAGATATTTATGTATATGATAACATAAATTAAAAACTGTATTATGGAACTATTTGATTTCATTCTAAAAAAAGGTTCAGGAAAGAGTACTTTATTAGATAAGGAGTATAGAAAGTTAATAAAAGATGTAGTAACATTAAGCGATGAAGAGGATAGTACGAGATGGGAAGTGTATAATTTAATAATCAGAGAATTATTTAATGTGGATGATGGGAAATATTTTCAAGAAATCAAATATAGGTTTACTGATGGTGAAAACCCGAATTTGGTTATGCTGGATATCATATCAAGGTATAAAAACGATGAATTAAGTGGGCTGGTTTGGGTGTTAAAAAGAAGAGTTGAGGAGTATGCCGATGAGGACTTCTTCAAAAGATTCTATAAATAAATTTGGACTTTAAGATATTGTTTAGTATATTTGTCCTAAATTGGGTTAATTAGTCTATGATTGAAACAAAAATAGGTCGAAGAATTGCGTTTTTAGCCGCCAAATTTGATGTTTTCGAATATGATGGGATTAATATTGTTGCCAAGTTAAAAGAGCTTGAGGATGCTGGTTATAAGACCCAATTGATTGAACATCAAGGGAAAGTATTAGCAATTCTATCAATAAAGGAAAACAGTGAAAATGAGCGGATAAAGAAACATATTAGTGTTTCTTTCGATGTGTTTTCAGAAATGATTTCTGCTGACCCGACACCTAATAAATCATGTGTCCAGTGGATGCTTAATGTTTTTACTAGGTTTATCAGGGAAGGTGTTAAGTCAATGAATTTGGCCATTCGTTTTGTTAGTGAGGATTTACCACAGGCTGGTATTTATCTTAGTTTGTTTGAGGCTAACAAGGGAAAAAAGAGATTTAAAGAACTTTGTTCTTCGTCGTATTTATTAAAGGGGATGTCTGACCCAACTGACATTAATCAGTATAAGTCATTATCTCAGTTATTTGATGCTGTTGACCCATTTATTGAGAAGAACCCAAGTGAATTAGAGCGTTTGCTTATGCGTTATGTTGATGCTGGGCAAGCGATGATACCGGTTAGTGATAGAAAATTCACATTATTTATTCCCAAAACGAGGGATGCTAATGTTATTTTTGATAATTATGCCAACTGGTGTACGGCTAAAGTTGATAATGGAATGTTTGCTTCTTATACGACCAATAATCGTAAGCCTGATGGTAGGAAGTCAGATATTTATATTATAATAAATAATTTGTTTTTCAAAGGTGAATCAAGTGAGATTTACCAAATACATTTTGAGACCAATCAAATTAAAGACAGACATAACTCTCAAAATGTAAGTATTTTTGAAAACGTTATTAGTGAAAGTGAAAGTCTTTCCAATTTCTTCCATGAAGAGTTAATTGGAATGGCTAAGCAATGTAAAACAGGGTTAGACAATAACAAATATTTGGATTTTCTAATCAAATTTGGTTTTTGTGAGAGTCTGTTTGAATTAATTGATGTTAATACACCAATAATTAGGTTTATGAGTAGAGAAATACCAAAGTTGCCGGATATTAGTAAGTTCAAATTATTGGACCAGTTAATCATTACTGGTGCTAATATGGTTGAGCTTCATCCCTCTATTGGTAGCTTGTCAAAGCTTGAAATGTTGGTATTGGCAAAAAATAGGATTAAATCATTACCCTCAGAGATTGGAAACCTTAAGGGGTTAACGTTTTTAAATTTAATGGGGAATCCGTTAACGGAGATACCTACTGAAATTAAATATTTGGATAAATCAAATGGTGGGTCGCTATTTCATTTAGCGGTGGATAAGAAGGATATCGGAGAAAAAAATTATCGAAAATTAAAAGAGTTGTTACCTACAACTAATTTTTAAGATAGTGAAAGTCTCCCAAATGGAGGCTTTTTTTTATAACAATGATTAAAATTTAGTATTATGAACTGGAGAAGAGCGGGAAAAAAAATCGAAGGCTCAATTAGTGAGTATTTGGAAAACTTGATTAAGGCTGAAAAATTGCCTAACCATGAATGGAGAATTTCTGTTGGAACAGACTCACAAAAGAGTGGTAAGTTTCAATATAAGTTTGCTACCGTTATTTTGATAACCGTAAAGGAAAACCTTGGTGGTGGTGTGTTGGTTGGTAGAGGTGGAAAGATAATCGAGTCCACATATCAAATGAAGGTTTATAAAATGAACAAGGAAGGGGTTAACGAGAGAATGATTACTGAGGTTGGTAAATCTATCGAAACAGCATATGAAATAGCACCAATTTTGGAACAATACGGTATCAAAATGGAAATCCACGCTGACATCAACTCAGACCCAAGATGGGAATCTAACAAGGCTATGAGCGAAGCGGTTGGTTATATTCTTGGTATGGGTTACGAGTTCAAGATAAAACCTGACGCTTGGGCGGCTAGTTATGGTGGAGATAAATATGCCAAATGAGAAAAAAATTCTGATTCTTTATCTTTTTTTAAATTAATACATATTTATTAAGAGATAAAGAATCTTTATAAAAACTCATGCATATGTCAAAAACCACAAAAGCTGTTAGAATCAAAGAAACCGAATTGGTAAATCTAATAGATAAGATTGTCACCGAAGCTGTTGAAATTAAGAAAAAAGAATGGTTAGCTGAACAAGCTTCCAAGGGTGATAAAACAGCAATTTTAGAGACTAGATTGAGCAATTTAGAAGCTAAATTGGCCAACTTAGGTAAGGGTAAGTAATCAAACTTAAAACAAAAAATAAAGAAGCTAGGGGGTATTTTTATACTTCCTAGCTCTTCTATTTATATAACCTAAGCTTTACATCGGATATAATTTATTTATCTTTTGGCCATGGAAAGAGTAATAGAGACTTTGGTTAGAGCTGACCACCCACTGATATGTAATGTAGAATCTGATGATTTTATCAAAGCTAGTGAAATAGCCTTTGACTGTATGTTTGATGGAACATCTAAATTTTATCCATGGGTGAAGCCGTCAAAAATTCCCGAACGTTTTAAAATTGGTGTTATTGTTGGGTCTAGCGGTTCTGGGAAATCAACCTTGCTTAATCAATTTGGTGTAGAAGAAAAACCAGATTGGAATCCAGATAAATCAATTCTTTCGCATTTTGATTCTACTGATGAGGCAATCAATAAATTAGGTGCTGTTGGGTTGAACTCTATTCCTACATGGTATAAACCATATCATGTGCTTTCCAATGGTGAAAAATTCAGGGCTGACCTTTCAAGAAAATTAAAATCAAATTCAATTATAGATGAATATACTTCTGTTGTTGACAGAACTGTTGCAAAAGCTGCGTCGGTATCGTTATCAAGATACATTAAGAATAATGATATTAGTAATATTATTTTGTCTACATGCCATCGTGATATATTGGATTGGTTGGAACCCGATTGGGTTATCGACACAGATGCTGGAGAATTACATTCTGGTTTTTTTTTGTCCGTCCGAAAATCAACATTGAGATTTATAGAGCGAGCTATCATATATGGCCCATGTTTAAAAGCCATCACTATTTAGATGGTGGTGTAAATAAAACCGCCAGATGTTATGTTGGGGTTTGGGATGGTGAGGTGGTAGCTTTTGGTGCTAGTCTACGTCAGCCAAATCCATATGTGTCTGATGCATGGAGAGGTCATCGAACTGTTGTGTTACCCGATTTTCAAGGTATGGGTATAGGTGTTAGATTTTCGGATGCGATTGCGCAACATCATATTGACCAAGGGTTGCGTTATTTTTCAAGAACTGCACATCCACGAATGATTTGGTATAGAGAGAATTCTCAATTATGGCGCCCAACCAGTAAACATAAAAAACTTAGAAAGGATATAACGCATAAAAAAATTTATAATAACTTCTACGCTGATAATAAACGAGTGTGCGGTTCATTTGAGTATGTAGGATTCAAGTAATTGTAATAGATTATCATTATATTTTATAATTTTAAGTGTTATATTATTTTCTATACAATATTCCATCTTTATTTTATCTCTTAATATAAGTTGTTTAAACTCTTTTTCACCACCAAATTTACTTCTTGGTTTGTAATGTTGTATACCATGATATTCAATACATATATTATGTTCTGGAAGATAAAAATCAAATGGTAGTGGTAATATATGTCGACAATCTTTAAATCTTTTTTGTGGAGTAAATTTAATATTTTTTTCAAATAAAAATTGTCTTATTTCACGCTCACCCTTTGATTCTTTACAATGTGGACAACCATTACCGGCTAAATGGTTATGTGGTGTTTGATTAAAGTATCCATGTTTTTCGCAAATAATTGTTACTTTGTTTTCTTTACCTGTATAAACAACCCTATCGTATTTATATTTCTCACCATGAATTTTTATTGCTTTGATTATAAAATCGTGTGAATTACTTCTGGCCATGTTACATCTTGATATAAACCCACATTTTGTACATCCCTTTTTAGATAAATGTTTACCATGAAACTGTTCAAATTCGCCATGTATTGGGCAAATAATTGTAACTTTAGTTTTGCTGTTAACAAATTTAGTTTTTGAATAATCATATTTGTTATTATGGATTTTATTAGCTTTTTCAATGAATTGTTCTGTAGTTAATGTTTTTGACATATTCGTAGTTTATTAATAAATATGTCTAAAAATAGTAAAAGCATCCACGAATGGGTTTTTATCGTGAAAATTCTCCACTTTGGAGGCCAACACATAAAAATAAGAAATTACGTCTTGACGTTAAGCACAAGAAAATATACAATAATCATTTCGTAGATAATAAGAGAATTTGTTTTAGCCATGAATATATTGGACATGTCCGATAAAGGTCCGTTATATTACACCAAGACCTTCTCTTAAAAGTTGTTTAACAATAAATTTAGTTTCTTTTATTTCTTTCTTGTCCCAATACTTTGTAGCTTGTGTTTCCATTTTATCGAGTCTGGTATAATAATCAGGCATTTCGGTAAGATGGTCCATGGCGATATCTTTAGCGGTGCTTCTATTTTTAGTGTGTTCCAGTTCGACTTCAACACCCATTTTTAATTGTTTCTTTAACGATGTAACCGTAACGTTAAATTTTTTAGCGATATCTTCAAGTGTTATATCATCAGCCATTCCGCCTTTTATTTTTTCTTCTGTTACGTTTATCTTTAAGTTGTTTTGTCGTTCTTTATTTTCAGGAAAAAGAGCCATTGCAATATTGGTTAATTCTTGTCCATATGTTTTTATGGTGATTCCATATGCATCTGGGTCATATGCTTGCTCAGAAATATTTTGTAAATACTCTTTAAATTTTTCTACGTTTGTATTGGCTGCTTGTTTCATTGGTTCTGCGCTAAAGCCTTGTATTGAGCCACCGTTAACCAATTCAATAGCTCTTTTTAAGTAGTCATTTCTTGTCATGGGTATATCTCTGGGTGTTGTTCGCCAAATTTTCTTATCATAATACCAGCCTTTGAATTGGCTTCATTCTCTACTGGAGACCCAGCGGCATTATTCTTTTCATGTTCAGTTTGTTCAAGTCTACCGTCAGAATCTTGTTTCATATGGGTAAGCTCATGAGCTATTGACCTCATGATATCAACTAGGGCTCTTTCCTTTGCATATACAAATACTTTGTTACCACCATAGGCTGCGGTGGTAACCAATCCATCGTGGTTAAACTGTAGTTTGATTGTTGGTTTGTCTAGTTTTAAAAAATCACAAGCAAAATCAACAAATTCATCCAATAATGCTATTTGTTTCTTTGATGTTTTATCAAATAATCCCTCGTTTAACAATCTTTTGATAACGGCTTTCATATATCATAAATATAATAAAACCCACAAAAAAGTGGGTTTTATTTGATTATTCATCGGATTTGGACTTTGTCGTTTTAATGATTAGTTCCTGTTTTTCCTTATCTAGGGCTATTTTAATTGTACCCCCATCCTTGATATTTCCGCTAAGGATTTCATCAGAAACTGGGTCTTCAATATAACGCTGTATGGTTCTGGTCAAAGGCCTTGCGCCATAAGCTTCATCATAACCTTGTTTAGCCAAAAAGTCGATAACCTCTTCGGTTATTTTAATTTTATAGCCAACCTCATTAAGTCTGTTTTCAAGTTTTTCGATTTCTTTGTAGATAATCTTATTGATATCGGCTGGCTTTAAACTATTGAAAATGATTGATTCATCAATACGATTTAAGAATTCTGGTTTGAATTTTTTCTTAAGTGCCTTTTCAATAATTGCATGATTTTTTTCTTCTTCGTTTGCAATTGTTGCAGCGGTTTCAAACCCCATGCTCTTACCAAAGTTCTTAAGTTCGCTTACTCCGATATTTGATGTCATTACAATCAGGGTGTTTTTAAAATTTACTCTTCTTCCCATACCATCCGTGAGTTGTCCCTCGTCCAATACTTGAAGTAGGATATTAAATACATCCTCATGTGCTTTTTCAATTTCATCGAAAAGAATAACAGCATATGGTTTTCTTCTGATTTTCTCAGTAAGTTGTCCACCTTGGTCATAACCAACATATCCCGGAGGTGCACCAACCAATCGACTAACGCTGAATTTTTCCATATATTCACTCATATCGATTCTCACAAGAGCTTCTTCATCACCAAAGACA